AAATTTATTTGTTTATAATGCCAGTGTAACCAAAGGCATGATACCTTTGGTTAACTTAGTTTGGCCTAAAATAAAACAACAAATACCCACAGCACGACTAGTGGTTATTGGTGGTTACTATAGATTTAGTTCAACATCGGGTCCCGACCAACAAGAGCAAGATTGGCGACGTATGGTAGCTGACCCACGTTATGCCGAAATGGGCATTGAATTTACCGGAGTTATTCCACAACGACAAATCGGCGAAATACTGTCTCGGGCTAACTTTACCATTTATCCGGGCGCATTTCCAGAAACGTTTGGCATTTCATCTTTAGAAAGTCTACTTTATAATACGCCGTTGATTACCTGCAGATTTGGTGCAATGGAAGAAGTTGCCTTAGAAGGTGCCAGCTACTTGATTGACTATGCCATTGAACCCAACAGTTTGTTTACAGATATCAACACTGCTGCACAGGTCGATCGTTTTGTGGCCACAGCGGTGGCTGCTTATCACAATACCTACCTACATCAACAAAAGCAATATTACTGCAACATTGTGCGCCCGGTAGCAGGTTGGGATAGTGTGGCCTTGCAGTGGAAACAGCATTTCTTTCGGCGTACCGGGCATTATTTGCCAAGAGATGAATATCGACGTGCGACTCAAATTAATCAACGTGTGCATAAAATTTGGAATCGACGCTATACCAATGTAGCAGAATTTGAGCACACAAGATCGGCCACAGAGCAACCCATTGTAGTGGTCAGTACTTTTTACAATTGTGAACAGTACATTGCCCGTTGTATTGAAAGCATTGCTTGCCAGGACTATAATAACTATTCTGTATATTTGGTCAACGATGCCAGCACCGACGGCACCGAGGCAGTGATCATGCAGTCATTGGCACAATTGCCTGCAGACGTAGCCAACAAGTTTTATTATATTAGTAATAACGAAAATCGCGGTGCTGTGGCCAATCAAGTCTCTATATTTAGGAATTTGCCCGACCCCGAAGCCATTGTTATGATTGTTGATGGCGATGACAGTTTAGTCAATGACAACTCTATCTTTAACTATTACAACAGCATTTACGATGGCACCACAGAATTTACCTATGGTAGCTGTTGGAGCATGGTTGACAGTATTCCTTTGGTCAGCCAACCCTATCCTGCACAAGTAAAACAAAACAGATCTTACAGACAGCATCATTTTAATTGGATACTACCTTACACACATCTGCGCACATTTAAACAACGTTTAATTAAAAATATTCCTGACTCTGCATTTCAGGATAACCATGGACAATGGTATCGAGCTGGCGGCGATGGCAGCGTATTTTATGCATTAATTGAACAGGCAGACCCTGATCGTGTCAAGGTAATTCAGGATATTGTTTATAATTACAACGACACTAATCCCATCAATGACTATAAAGTCAACGGTGAAGAACAAAATCGCACTGCCAGAGACATCGTCAATAAGTCAAAAACCCAACAGGATCTATATTCGGTTGTAGTACCGACGATGTGGCGTGTGTCCGATCAATTTTCTGCCTTTGTCAAAGCACTGTGCCTGCATCCATTGGTTGGAGAAATAATTATCGTCAACAATGATAACAGTTTAACTCCTGAGGGTCTGGTTCATCCTAAAATACACATGATTGATCACGGCAGAAATATTTTTGTAAATCCTGCTTGGAATGAGGGTGTAGCAATCAGCCGTTATGATCGTTTATGCATTGTCAACGACGATGTAGTATTTGATCTTACCTTATTAGAACGACTACTACCTTTGATCACACCTGCCGCAGGTGTGTTTGGATTGTGTCCTGGAGAGAAAGATTTTGATCAACCCCCGGTGACCGACGGCAGTATCGATATCATACCCTGGTCCGGCCAACATACATATGGGTTTGGTTGTTTGATGTTTGTACACAGATCTAACTGGACTGCTATCCCCGACGGACTTAATATCTATTACGGCGATAACTTTATCTTTGATTTGCAACTAGCACAAAAACGCACTAATTATTTGATTACTAACTTGAATTTCCGTTCGCAGTTTGCCGCAACTACTTCCGACACTACAATTACTGGTGGTGCGCTGGATCGCGAAACACCCGTTTACCAACGTGTCAAACAGTCTATGTTTTCAGAACCCAAAACGGAGCCTGAACCTGCAATAACAAAACCAAATACTGCTATGAAAAAAATCTTAATTGCTATTCCTACTGCTCGCAACATTGAAGCAGAAACTTTTAAAAGTATCTATGATCTAGAAATCCCCGAAGGTTATGTAACACAATTTCAATATTTTTACGGCTACAACATTGATCAAGTTCGTAATTTAATTGCTGACTGGGTGGTGCGTGGCTTTGATTATTTGTTTAGTGTCGACTCAGACATAGCCTTTCCTCCGGACACACTAAAGAAACTGTTGGCACACAACAAGGATATGGTGTCAGGTCTTTATATTCAAAGGAAGCCTGGACAGCATATATTGGAAGTTTACGAACACAATGGTCACGGTGGTGTCAGTAATATTCCTTATGAAAAAATCATGGGTCGTGGACTGGTAGAAATAGCTAGTTGTGGGTTTGGTTGTGTTTTAATTAAATCTGATGTTATGCGAGCTATACCATATCCTCACTTCAAATATCATAGTGCTATTGATCATAACAACACCATTAGCGAAGATGTTGATTTTTGTCGTAAAGCCTTGGACCGTGGTTTTAGAATTTGGGCTGATACTTCGATTCAATGCCGACATATTGGCAGCACTGAGTTTGTATTAGATAATAATATTAAACCTTTGACCATTGAAGATAGATTAAGAGAATTATCTCAAAAACGTCTATTACCGCATGTTCATGTAAATTATCTACGTCAATTAGCCGATCAAGGGTTTAATCCTGCAATAATTTATGATGTTGGTGCTTGTGTATTGCACTGGACCAATGAAGCACGCCGAGTTTGGCCCAATGCAAAATTCTATGCTTTTGAAGCCATGGATAGCTGCGAGTTTCTATACAAAGAACAAAATTTAGAATACCATATGGGTTTGCTTAGTCATGCCGACAATTTAGAAATAGATTTTTATCAAAATGACGAACACCCTGGAGGAAACAGTTATTACAGAGAAAATCCCGATGTTAATCCTCAAGCATCGACGTATTTCAACGAATCCCATATCCGACGTAAAAAGACAAGAACATTAGACAGTGTGGTTTTTGAGCGCGGCTTTCAACTGCCCGCACTTTTAAAAATGGATGTACAAGGAGCCGAATTAGATATTTTATTTGGAGCTACTAGATTACTTTCTAGCGTAACAGACGTAATTTTAGAGTTACAAGTGGTAGAATATAACCGCGGTGCTCCTTTGCGTGATCAAGTTATTGCTTATATGAATAGCATTGGATTTGATTGTTTAGGTATATTTTGTAACAATGGACCCGACGGTGATTATCATTTTAGAAGAAGAATGTCTTAAATACATATTATGACATTTGATTTCGGAGTTGCCAAACGGCAGCGAACTAGACAAATCCAAGTTTTTGGAGGTACAACAACTAAAATCGGGCCAGGTCCCGGCGATTTTCGTGTGCACACATTTACCACGTCTGGTACTTTGCGTTGTTGGAACACAGTTGAAGTTGAATTATTGCTCGTGGCTGGAGGTGGTGCCGGGGCGCAGTTTGGTGCAGGCGGCGGCGCCGGCGGCGTAATTTTAAGAACAGCAACCTTGACTCCGGGAACATATACTATTACTATAGGAGCCGGCGGAATAACAGGAATATTTTCTACCAGTGGGTCAGACAGCTCAATAACAGGTTCCGAGTTTCAATTAGTAGCATTAGGCGGTGGTGGTGCGTCAGGTAATCCTACTCAGTCCGGGGGTTCCGGTGCCGGCAGTATTGGACCAGATTACGGAGGATCCCGTCCTAGAGGCGGCACTCCAGGGTTAGGACTTCAGCCCGGATCTTCTTGGGGAGGTTTGGGCAATAATGGCGGCGCCTATGGTGGAAATAGAGCCAATGGTGGCGGTGGGGGTGCAGGTGGACCTGGATTACAAGGTTGGGGTACTGCAGATTCTAGTGCTTGTATTGGAGGTGACGGCGGCCCCGGTATCGCCAGTGACATTTCTGGCACTACTCAGTACTATGCTGGTGGCGGAGCAGGTCAGGCTTATATCTACAGTCAAGGATCCAATGGACCTTTACACGGGTATCGGCCGGTATCTCCAATTCCATTGGGATACGAAAATATTTTTGATACTGTATGGATAAATGATCGCGCTATTGCTAACGCATACAGTGATGATCCTTTTAGTGTAACAATTAATTTACCGTTTTCGGGGGTTTATCGAGTCAAATGGTTTATAGGTGGGCTGACTTCATTTAATTGGAATATGGACGGTGGACAGAATTACAATCAGAATTACGGAGCTGTGAATTTAAATGTAAGATATCTTACAATATATGCCGATGCCGGTGAGCATGTTTTTAATTTTGCACTCAATTCTTCCAGCAACAGCCATAATGCTGGGTGGGCCAGATTAACAGGATTTTTTGCTTGGTCAATTTCAAACGAAGCTGGAACAGTTGAATATTGGAACACTAGGAATTACGGGGTTTTAACTGGCGGCCCCGATCATTACGGCGGAGGCGGCGGTTCTGGACAAAATGGTGGGCCCGGAATAGCAATTCTACGTTACCGTAACATTTAACTCGGGCTAAATACACTAAAACTTTGGTGTTTTATGCCCTTACCTAGTAATCCTACAAACAATCAACTTGCAGTATCAAACGGTGTAACCTATCGCTATAACAGCACAAAAGGTGCTTGGAGTAGGGTTGATGCAGCTTATACTGTGGCACAGGCCATTGCCACAGTGGCTACTGTTGACTCATTTATTGGCAACGGTGTTCAAACAACTTTTACACTGTCGGTAATACCAGATAGTGAAAATCAAACTATTGTTAGTGTTGGTGGTTTAGTTCAACCCAAGGATGTCTACAGCGTTGTAGCAGGAAACTTAACCTTTAGTTCCCCACCACCTGTAGGTACCCCTGTTGAAGTACAAACTTTTACAACTACAGTAACTACCGGATACACCGGCAGTTCGGGTATTGCTGGTACCACTGGGTTTACAGGTAGTATCGGAGCTGCAGGATTTACTGGGTCAGCTGGTACCAATGGAACTATCGGAGTAGATGGATATACAGGTAGCATTGGATTTACTGGTAGTGCTGGTGCAGGGTTTACAGGTAGTATCGGAGCTGCAGGATTTACTGGGTCAGCAGGTACCAATGGAACTATCGGAGTAGATGGATATACAGGTAGCATTGGATTTACTGGTTCAGCAGGTACCAATGGAACTATCGGAGTAGATGGATATACAGGTAGCATTGGATTTACTGGTTCAGCAGGTACCAATGGAAATACAGGATTTACTGGTAGCATTGGATTTACTGGTTCAGCTGGTACCAATGGAAATACAGGATTTACTGGTAGCATTGGGCAAGTTCAATATCAGCCAGGAACAGCGGTTCCGTATATTTTAACAAAAGTCAATGGTTCTCAACAATCTGTTGCTACTAGTACCGAAGTACTTATAAATTTAAATACAGTGGTATCCGGTAATGTTGAACTATCCAATGGCACCGACGGATTCTCTATACCAAGAACAGGGCTTTATGATATTGATGTTGATTTTCTTACAAATAATTCCACACATGTAGATATTACCGAAATACACGCAAGAATTTTTGTCAACGGAAGTCGTGTGCATTCGTTTTACGAAAGTGCTCCAGCGTTTGGATTTAATAAAAGTATCAGCGGATCATCTTGTTTATATCTAAATCAAAACGATATAGTAAAGATTTATTTCTGGGCATTCAACGACACTCTTATAGTCGGTGCGTCGAGTTGCAATGTAACATTAACAGAATTATTACCGCCGTCGGCAGGCTACACCGGTAGTGCTGGTACCAATGGATCAACAGGGTTTACAGGTAGTGCCGGTGCCGGAACAAATTTAAGCACTTCTTGGTCTTATTTAAACACATCGGGTGCAACCACAGGGTCAACAGGTTGGCAAAAAGTTCCTATTAATACTATTAGCATTGACGAAGCAACTTGGTGGGATAATACTAATAGGTATTTTAAACCTACTATAGCAGGATGGTATTTAGTTTCGGGACGAGCAAGAACAGCATCGGCTGTAATATCCGCCTTGGCAGTTGGTAAAAATGGTACTCATACACAAGCCATTGGTAGCGACACAAATTCAGGTCAAATAGCCATTGGTGGCAGTCAGGTAATTTATTTAAACGGTACCACAGATTATGTTGATTTACGGGTATTTATAAATTCTGCGTCTGTAATCAACTATACAACGGGTACATTTGATACGTATTTACAGATCAGTGGTCCGCTACAAGCAGGTCCTGTTGGTTTTACTGGTAGTACAGGAACCAATGGATTCACCGGCAGCGTCGGTGCTGGATTCACTGGTTCGGCTGGTGCAGGATTTACTGGTAGTTCGGGTGCAATTGGTTACACAGGTAGTGCTGGCACTGGCGGTGGCGGCGGATCGGGCAATTCTATTACAAATGGAACTAGTAATGTTACTATTGCTGAAGCCAACGGAAATATTACTGCGTCTGTAAATGGTACATCAAATGTTTTAGTTTTAAGCAACAATGGTGTAAGCATTGCTGGCACGATTTCGACATCCGGTACCGGTGGAAATATTACCGGTGCATACCAAATTAGTGCTAATATTGGTAGTTTTAGTTCTAACTTAATTTCTGGTGGGGATCTGTCTGTAACTGGAAATTTAACATTAAACGGTGGAGTCAACGACAGCACTAACACTAATTTTTATACTGTTGGATTTAGAGAAGTTCCTCAAAATATTCAAAGTTCTGGTTATTCTGTAATTAATTCCGATAATGGTAAACACATTTATTATACAGGAGGTGCAGCCACTATCACTGTTCCTAACGATTCAGGAACCACTGGCGGAGCATTCCCAATCGGCGCAACAATTATAATAATAAACAATGGGTCGACTAACCTGACCATAACAAACGGCGGCACAATGTATCAAGCTGGAACTAATAATACAGGAAATAGAACTCTGCAGGCCAAAGGAATAGCTACTTTAATAAAAGTTGCTGCTGATACATGGTTTATTACAGGATCTGGATTAACTTAAAATGGCTGGTACTCTTGGATTTTTTATTGCAGCTAGCAGCGGAACAAGTGTACCAGTTAGTCAAGTTGAATACACAACCGCAGGAACATATACCTGGGTAGCTCCTGCAGGAGTTACCAGTGTTTGTGTAGTTTGTGTTGGCGGTGGCGGCACCGGGCCTGCCGCCAAAGAGTCTGGTTCAACTTTAGTTCCTGGCGGCGGTGGAGGCGGACTTGGCTGGAAAAATAATATATCAGTGACCCCAGGACAAAGTTATACCGTGGTAGTAGGTGCTGGCGCACCAAGTGCAGTTACAGGAACAACTTCAGGTGCCGATGCGTTTTCGGCTAGTGGTGGCGGAGACAGTTATTTTATCGATCCTGGTTTAGTTCGAGGTGGTGGTGGTGCAAGTGCAACTTCCTTCAGTTCCGCTACAGTGTCAGGTGGTACGTATACAGGCCAAGGTGGCGGCAACGGCGGCGAAGGTGGCCGTGGAAATACATTCAGTGGTTCTACCTTAGGCGGTGGCGGTGGCGCA